TTACTGCTTGCCTTGGCTGATTTCAGCCATCAGGTGCTGGGCGATCCATCTGGCCACGGGTACGCACACTGCGTTTCCGGCCGCCCGAGCTTCTGCGTGATCGGTCGCATCCAGTCCGGCGGGAATCCTTGCAGTTTCAGAGACTCGGGCCCGCTCAAGCATCGCACCCCGTCCGCCTCGGTGACAGACGAGATTTTCTGCACCGATGGCCAGCAGGCTTGGCGAGAGCTTGGCAAGCAGACAATAGGCAGCCCATCCATCCTCAGGCCGTGACTCTTGCTGCGCTGCAAGCGTGCGAGGTATTGCTGCCACTGGCGCGGCGTCAGCCAACAGCCCAATGGGGGGCTGTCGTCCAAGACCTGCGACCAGGAAAACCCTGCGGCGACCCTGGGCGACTCCGAAATACTGAGAATCAAGCACCCGCCAGCATCCCACATACCCGCGTTTGGCGAGGGCCTGGACGACCGTGCCAAAGTCTCTCCCAGCGTTGCTGTTGAGCAAGCCCACGACGTTTTCAAGCACCAGCCACTGGGGCCGAATTTCGTCTGCGATGCGGCAGACCTGCCAGAACAGGCCTGTGCGTTGTCCTGCCAGGCCTGCCCGGCGGCCCATGCTGCTGACGTCCTGGCAGGGGAATCCGCCAACGAGCACATCCACTGTTCGCAGGTTGTGGGCGCCGACTTCTCGCACGTCGGCAAATTGCTGCGCATGCGGGAATCGCAAGGCGAGCACGTCGCGCAATCGCGGCTCGATTTCGACTTGCCAGGCGGTGGTAAAGCCCGCCTGCTCAAATCCGAGATCAAATCCGCCGATGCCTGCAAAGAGGCTGCCGACGCTTGGCCCGTCAAAACTGGTTGTTGCTGCTTTGTTCGCATCCATCCTCTACCTTTTGAAAAAGGCCATCGGGTGGCGCTGGTTGGGGGCGCTGGGCCCTCAAGTGATTGACCGTTTTGCATCGCTGGCATTTGATCGCCAGGCAGATATAGCTGCCTTGGCCGAGCTTTTTGCCGCATTGGCCGCAGCGGATGTCCTGATTTGTGTGTTGGTGCGTGTGATCCTTTTGCATGGTGTGCAAATCCTTTGCACAGGCTGTAACGCCCGTGATAGGCTCGCCCCGCCTGTGCACAGGTGGCGGGCCTTGCCTGATTTGCTGCTCCTGTCAGCGGATCGGGGGCTGCGCTGGTGCTCGCAACACCAGTGCAGTCGCCCGTCTTTTTTTGCCCGGCCGCCGTCAATGCCCGGGGAAATAGATATCGAGCTTGAGCTCGGCGACTTGTTCGCCGCCGCAATGGGCCCAGGCCGTGAGGCTGAACGTCATCTCCGTGCCGTCGTATGTGACCTCGTTGCCGAGCACCTGCAACACGTTGCCCCATGTGTGCACTGTGATGGCGCCGGAGTAGTTGATGTTGGGCGGCGCCCCCGGCTCGCCGATCTCCATGCCGTCCCACTGGAAAGTCCAGTGCGCGTCCGATAGCGCGGTGCCTTGTATCGCGGCGTGCAGCCCTTGGCTAATCGTGTAGTAGCCAGTTTTCATGTAGTGACAATGAAACTGTTCTGCCGGGATCGGCAACGGATTGCCGCCCGCGTCGTAATGTTCTGGGGTGCCTGTCCAGTGGGACTCCAAGCCAATCCAATCGTCCCAAAATCGTGTCTTGCCATCTGGTAGCTGCTCGAACAGGTTGCCCACGCCTTTCTCAAGCCAGCCCGCCCCAATGATGGCGCAGGCGGATGGTGGCGGTGGCGGAGGCGGTGGCGGCGGTGGAGGGGGCGGCGGCGCTTCTGGCGCTGGCGCGGCTTCCAGTTTCGGGGCGGGGCCCTCGGGGCGCAGTTGTACTTCGACGGCCACGCGCTGGCCGATTTCGCGCTGCACGCGCCTGGAAGGAAAGAATCTGCGGCGTTCGGACATGGCCATGCCCCTCACATATATATAGACAGACGGTCAAATCACGACGACGGCTTCGGACTGCGGGTAGCCGTCGGCTTCGATGGTGAGCACATGCCGCCCTCGCGCAGCGGCAAAACTCACGCGCCCGAGGTTGTCGGCGATGCGTGTTGCCCCGCCATTGAGCATGATGCGCGCCCCGGCCAGGGGGCGGCCTTGTTCGTCGCGGGCGGTGAAGATGATTTCGCCATCGGCGACTTCCACGGTGATGCCGGGCTGGATGACGGGATCGAAGGCGCTGGACAGGCGCACGGTTTCAATGGCGGGCGCTGCGCCCACGGCGCCTTCCACGGTGGCGCGCAGGCTGGCGGCGGCCAGGTCCAGCTCGGCGGCGATGAGGCGGTGGCGGCCCTGAATGGGCGAGAGGGGGTGGTCGATGTCCACCCAGGCGCCGGTGGGTGCATCGGCAAAAGATTGCTCCCAGCTCACGCGCCAGCGCGGGCGCGCCAGCCAGGCGAGCATGCGTTGGCCCAGCGCTTCGGCCTGGCGCGGGGTGCGCAGCCAGGGGGCGGGCCACTCCAGCTCCAGCTCGCCGTATTGGCGGGCGGCGTCTGGGGCGCGTAGCTGGATGGCGCGCAGGTAGCGCCCGGCGGCGTGGTCGAAGTCGTAGAGCACGCGCAGCACGGTGCAAATACCCGTGGCGCTGGCGCTGGCGCGCACAGAGGCGGCACTGCGCGGGTCGATGCGCAGTGCGGGGGCGGCCTCATCGGCCGCGGGCGGCCAGGTCATGGCGATGCCCCGCATGCCTGCCGACCAGGCCCCGCCGGCGCTTTGGATGATGTGATCGATGGCGGCGCGAATGCTGATGCTGTTGTCTGCGAGCACGCCGCCCAGCGCGATGGCGGCGGTTTCGGTGCGGTAGCTGTCCAGATCGGCCCATTGCACGGGGGCGCCGGCCAGATGGGCCAGCACATCGTGCACGATTTCGGCGGGGGTTTGCAGCAGGCGGCCGGTTTGTGGGTGCATGCGCCCGCGCAGGGTGACGGCCAGGCGCTCGCCTTCGGCCAGGGGTTCGGCCAGCTCCAGCAGGGCTACGGCATGGCCGGTGCTGTCCAACGCATTGCGCCATTCGTATGCCTGGGTGGGCACGTCGTCGCGCTTGACTTCGTCGACGCCCTCAATGGGGTGGTCTGCCAGCAGGTACACGCGCTGGTCGTCGCTGTACTGGATGGGGGCCAGTGTGACGCGCCCCCAGGCCCAGGGCAGCACGCGCACGTCGCGCCAGCCGCCCCACACGGCGCTGGTGCGCAGGGGCAGGTTGTCCGACAGGGGGCGATCAAGCCCCGCCTCCAGGCTGATGCGGGCATCCTGGCCCAGCTCCAGCGCGGTGACCAGGCCCTCGAACACGCGGCTGGGGCCTGCTGGCGAGAGCGTCATCACGCGGGCGGCGCGGCGCAGGGGCGGGGCATCGCCCCATAGGGCGGTGATGGCGGCGCGGCCGTTGTCCAGACTGGCCTGCATGTGGCTGGCGGCGGCGCTGGCGATGCCGGGGATGGACAGGGGCCGCTCAATGGCCGAAAGGGCCGCCAGCAGCGGCAGCACCTTTGCGCCGCTGGCGGCCGCTGCCGCCCGCCGGTCAGCGGGGCCGGTGAGCGAGACGCTGCATGCGGCATCACCGCCGTCGATGTCGAGCCAGGCGATCATGCGTACACCGGCTCCAACTCCAGCGTAGCCGAGAGCAACCGGTGCTGCACATCATCGGCCTGCCAGGCGTGTTGATCGGTGATCTCCAGCGCATCGGCGCCGGGGCGCACCAGGGCGGCGTCTTGCGGGTGGCGGTGGTGGGGCACGAGGATCAGCGGCTCGTCGCGCTGCTGCGCCCAGTCCAATAGCGCCATGAGGCGATCCATGTCGTCCTGCACCAGGCGCGAGGCGCTCCAATCACTGGGCGACCAGGCCAGGCGCCAGCCGTCGCCCGCGCCCGCGTACAGCCCGGCGGGGTTGATGCCGCCGGCGCGGCCCACGGCCCAGCGCCGCGTGCGCTGGCATTGGCTGGCATGGTGGTCGGTCGCCATGGGAGTGCCAGCCCAGACCCAGCCGATATGCCCGCCTTCGGCCTGCGCCACAGTGATCGTCAGGCGCGCCGCCTGCACGGGCGCGGGCAGCATCCAGACGGCCACGGGGCCGCTGGTCTCCAGCGTGTGGGGCGCGCCGCCATCGATAGCCACTTGCACCTGCGCCCCGGCGGGCAGGTGGTAGCGCGCCAGCGCAATGGCCTCAATGGGCGTGGGTGCGCCCAGGTCGATGGTCAGCGAGCCCGCACCGCCCGCCCAGCCCCATGCGCGCTCGTGTGCATCGCGCACGTGGCCCACGGCCCAGGGCTGGTGCACGGCAAAGCTGTAGGCATCGCCGGGCACGAACGAGGGGGCGGCCCCGGCGATGAACTGCACTTGCAGGCCATCGGCCAGCGGAGCGAAACTGGTGTCGCTTTGGGCAGCCGGGGCGGGGATGTTGGCGGCGGCGCTCCAGGGGCCGCCGTCCCTGCGCCAGCGCCATTGGCCGGCCTCTACCGACAGGCTGAACGCATCGCCCAAAGCGAAGGGGATGCCGCCCAGGGCCATCTTGAGTTGCACCCCGGCCTGGCTGTAAACAGGCGCTGGCTGGCCATCGGTGGGCACGATGTAGTCAGGCAACGCGCCGCTGGCGCTGCCGGCCACGCGCCAGGTTTGCACGTCGGTGCCGTCCACGCCGCCCGAAAGCCAGGCTGGCGCACCGGCCACGGTTTGGATGATGGCTTCATCGCCTTCCTGGTAGGGTCTTTCTCCATCGACGGTGAGGATGCGCACGGTGATTTCGTCGCCCTCTTTGAGCCGCTCGGGGCAGGCCACGATCAGGCCGAAGCCGAATTCCTGCGTGGAGTAGGGTTTTCCGGTTTCGGCATCGCGCCTTGAGGAGATGTAGGGTTTGTTGGAAAACGCGGGCAGGTAGTAGCCCTCGGCGTCGACCCACCAGTGGGAGCCGCCGTGGTCGATCCAGCAGCCGCCCGCGTCTGTGCTGCTGGTGTCAGATTTTGGGAGGATGCCTACCGAGAGCAGGATGTTGTCCACCGTCGATTTGTAGCGATCCAGATAGCGCGCGTGGGCGCGCTCGGGTTTTTCAATATCATTGCGCGTGGCTTGCAGGTGCGCCAGGTCGGCCTGGATTTCCGCCCACAGGGCATCCCAGGCCGGCAGCGCGGCGGGTTTGTCGTAGATGCGGCCCAGGCAGCCCACGATGATGGGGATGGCCGACTCCATCCAGTCCAGATCGTGCACATAGGCCAGATAGGCGAACGGGATCGGCTTGCCGGGCGTGCCTGGCGTGCCAGGGGTTGGAGGGACGGCGGGCAAGCCGGGGACGGCCATGGACTCCATGGCTGATTCTTCAACGGCCAAATTGCCTTCGACATGTTCACCATGCCTGCCCCCGGAAATGTTGTGCAGCGCTACCTCAACACCCCCTATTCCTATAACGCCCTTAGTGGTTCCTTCGGGCAGCGGACCTGCGGCCAACACGGCATTGAGCGCGTTTTGCGCATCGCTCTCGTCGAAGTACTCCACCACAGATGTCACGGTGGCAGTTTGATAAATGCCGATCGCTTGGCTTGTCCCAGGCGGCCTGCTGATCAGGCCCCGGTAGACCACTACAAACACCCACTTCTTGCGCCCTGGCGTCGCCGGGCGCCCGGGCGTGCCTGGTGTGCCCGGCGTGCCTGGACCAACCCCCGCAAGTTGCGTCGCGGTATTGGCCCGTATAAACGCCTCGCGCCACTGATAAACCGCCTTGATGCGGTTCATGAACTCCACATTGTCGATATCCATATCCTCTCCCAGCCCCAAACAGGCCATCGACAGCCGGGGCGTAGGCATGTCGGCGCACGAACAATCAGCGGGCGGGCGCAGCTGATAACGAAACGTCACCGTGCGCGGCCGGGCGTTGCGGCCCATGCGAAACGGGCGCAGGCAGACGCTGGGCACTCCTTCGGTTTTTTCGCGCTGCGTGGGCTGGTACTTGAACGCGTGCTCGCCGCTGCTCTCGCGCTGGGCCGCTTTGGCCGGGATCACAAACCGCGCCGCCGCGCTGGCGTAGGGCTGGCCCGTCACGGCCTCGGCCAATGCGCCGGAGACATCGCCCACCACGCTCCACCTCTCACGCCCGACCACATCGGCATTGATGCAGCGCACGATCAGCGACTGCGTGGGGGCAAGGGGCGGCACGCTCACATCTTTCAGCTCCACCTTGCCCGAGAGGCCATGCAGCCAGGCCTGCGTGCGCAGCGGCACGTCGATGGCGGCCATGCCGCCAACGGCGCGGTCTGCGGCCACGACGCCCGCCACCTCCACCAGCGCGGACGCCTGCAGGGCGCGCAGCAGCTCATAAAACGAGGCGATTTCGCCCTGAGCAGCAGCCGTATCGCCATAGGTTTCTGTTGTGCTGCCATCGGTGACGGTGACGACGTAGCCGCCCGAGATCAGCCACACCGCCGCCCCTTTGGGCAAGGCGCGCTCGGGCGCGGGGCTCAAACCAAACTGCCAGGCGCCATCTTTGTAAACACGGTAGGGCCGATAAACCTGCGGGTCGTGCCCGATCTGAATGCGGGGGCTGCGCTCGTCAAGCTCGCCTTGAGTCGACAGCGGCAGCGCGCCCCAATCCCATTGCTCGCCTTGTTGCAGCGCCCCGCCTGCGGGCCAATCGGACAGCAGCGCCCAATCGGTGGGCGCGCGCGTGAGGTCGGGCTGCACCGAGAGGCGAATCTGGTTGCCTGCTGCACCGGCGGCGCGGGCGCGGATTTGCACCGTGCGCACGTCCAGCAACGCCGTTTGCGTGGGGATGCCCAGATCGGCCAGCGTAAGCGTGAGCGATTGCAGCGGCGCGGCGGCCTCGACGCTCTGCACCGAGAGCCGCCCATTGCCCACGCCCGCAAACTGGGGGCGCGATGCGCGGGGGATGCCGCCTGCGGCGACGATCTCCACATCAATGGCCGTGGCCTCATGCCCGGTGTAATTGCCGCCCACGCGCACATTACCCCCGCCGGTGCGCGCGGCGCGCACGCGCTCAATGGCGCGGCTGGCGCGTACGCTGGAGGCGCTCAATGCGGCAGTGCGGGCGGCGTTGTTGTGGCCGGAGAGAAAGCGTTGGACGGATGGCATGGCGGCAAGTGTGGGATGCACTGGCCGCGCGGCATGAATAAAGCGCTTTGTAAAAACAAAACCCGGCCAGTGGCGGGCACTGTGCCGGGTTTGCGGGGGTGAGTCTTTTGACAGGTGTCAGAACTGGGCGCTGCGCTGCGCGGCGGCAATCAGCGCCGCATTGATGGCGGCTGCTTTCGATGGAGCGCCGCGCTCGAGCAGGGTTTGCAGGGCCTGGGCCGCCTCGGCAGAAAGCAGGCCGCCGGGAATGCGCGCGCTGCCTGCCTGGAGTTTGCGCTGCTCGTATGCGCCCTGGTGCTTGCGCGTGGCCGCTTGCAGTTGCTCGGGGGTGTGCACGCGGGCGAAGTTGCCCGCGCGCGCGTCCATCAGACTCTGGCGCAGGCCGGGGATGGGGTGGCCTGCATCGCGCTCGGCGGCGGCAACCACGGCATCCACGTCGAGCTTTTGCAGCGCCCGCAAGGCCGCTTGTACGCCATCTGGTTTTTGCTCCATGACCATACTCCTTGATTGGGCCATCACAGGCCCGATTTTTTCCGCTTGGCCGATATCTGGGCGGCCGAGAGGCTTGCGCGCTCGGATTTGCTGTAAATCGTCAGCAAGATGATGACGCCATCGGCCAGCATTTCAAAGTAGATGATGCGCGCGCCGCCACTTTTGCCCTTGCCGCCAGCGCCCCAGCGCACTTTGCGCATACCGCCCGTGCCCACGACCAGATCGCCAGCCAAAGGGTTGTGGGCAATCCAGACGTTGAATTGCTCGCGCTCCTGGGCGGTGAGGATCTTGGTGACGCGGGCCTGATACTCGGTCGCTTCAATGACGGTGGGCAGCATAGAGGGTATTGTCTGCCTAACGCGCGTTATCGTCAAGCATTCGGTCAAGCATGCAAACCGGCCACCGTGGCCGGTTGGCTTCATCGGGCCAGCCTGGCCAGCCGGGCCAATTCCGGCTCAATGGCCTTGGCCAGGCGCACGGGATCGGTGATGCCGTGGGCGTGCAAGGTGATGTTGACGGGCGGCGCGGGCGGGGCTGGCTGGGGCGCTGGCGTGGGCGTGGGCGGCGGCAGGCTGCCTGCGCTGCCGCCACTACCACTGCCGCTGCCACCACCGCTACTGCGGCCATGGCTGCGCTCTTCCCGCTCGCGCTCCTTGCGCAGTTCTTTTTCCTTGGCGTGGATTTTGTCCAGCCAGGTCAGCTGCTCCTTGAGCGCGGCGATTTGCAGCTCCATTTTCTTGACCTCGGCCGTATCGCCGGCGATTTGCGCCCTTTGCAAATCGATTTCAAGCAGGGCCAGTTTGAGGTCGATCTCCTGGCGCGCCATTTGCATTTTCAGCTCGGCGGCGGCCTCTTGGTCGCCCGTCAGCTCCAGATAGCGCAGGCGCAGCGCCTCCAAGCCGCGCACGGCGTCGTTGTTGACGGCCTCCAGATGGCGCTGCTGTTCGCTCAGCGCCTCCATTTGCTGCACCAGCCGGGCGTGTTCTTCGGTCATTTGCGCAATGGCCTTGCCTTGCTCCCAGATGACCTGGGCGATTTGCCGGGCGTATTGGCTGGCGGCGACGTCGGCCCTGATCCAGCTGCCTTCAATCTTGCCTAAGGCGGCGTTGTGTTTTTCGGCTTGTTCGACCAGGCTGCCGTCGGCCCAGGCGTCTTTGGCTTTTTTGGCGGCATCGGCCATTTTGTCGCCGGATTTTTCGGCGGCTTTGCCCACGCCTTCGGTGGCTTCTTTGGCTTCTTCCATGCTTTTGATGATGGATTTGCCGGCCTTGTCGGTCTCGATGGCAAAGCCGTGTTGTTGGGCGGCGGCTTTGAGGCTGGCATCAGCTACGCCGTCGTTGGCGGCAATGGCGGCTTCGGCCATCTTCTTCCACGCTTCGTTGATTTCGCGGGGCGTGGCTTGGCCCGATTGCTTCACGGCCTCGAAGGCCTCCTTTGCGCTCTGCGCCAGGCGATCCAATTCCTTTTGCGGGGTCACGCCCAGTTGTTTCAGGGCCTCTTCCAAACTCTGAATGCCGGGCAGTTGCTGCTCGATGGCCGCGCGCTGCTTGTCCAGCGCGGCCTGCACGCGCGCAATGCCTTCGGCGCCAATTTGCCCGGCCTGGCCGGCGGCCTTGAGGCGGCTCTCAAGGGCTTCGATGGCCTGTAACGAATCGGCTTTGGGCACGGCGGCGGTGAAGGCCATTTCGATGCTTCTGGCCGCTGCTTCCACGCCCAGCCCGGCCTCTTTGGCAGCGACGGCGATTTTGTCCACCGCGTCAATGGCTTTTTGCGCGCCTTCGCTGATCTGGCCCAAGGCGGCCGCGCCGTCAGCGCCCAGTTCCTTGAATCCTTCGAGCATGGCTTGGCGCGCCTGGTCGGTCGCTTCAATGCTTTGGCGCTGCCGGGCAATGGCCTCGGCGATGGCCTTGACGCCTTCAGCGCCAATGCGCCCGGCGGCCTCCAGGTCTTTGAGCTTTTTCTCCAGCGCCTCAATGTCGGCCAGGGTTTTGGCCTGGCCGATGGCTTGCGAGAAAGCCTCTTGCAGCGCCGATGCGGTGGCCCGGGCGCTCACCCCCGCGCGCCGCATGGCCTGATCGACCTGATCGATGGTGGCGATGGCACCCACCATGGCCTGGCCGATGCTTTGCGCGTGGTCGGCAATGGCCCCGGTGATGGCCTTGACACCATCGGCCCCAATGCGCCCGGCCTCGGCCAGGGCTTGGAGCTTGTCTTGCAGGGCCTGGATGTCGGCCAGGGTTTGCGCCTTGGGCACGGCTTGCAAGAACGCCGCCTCCAGCGCCGAGCCGGTGGCCTGGGCGCTCACCCCCGCGCGCTGCATGGCCTGATCGACCTCGTCAATGGTTTTGACAGCCCCGGCCATGGCCTGCCCCATGGCGCCGGCGGCCTGCTGGGTTTGCACGGCCACCTGCTGCACGGCGGCGGCGGCCGTTTCTGCCGCTTGGGCCAGCTGCTCTTGCCCCTGGCGAGCCTGGGCGGCCGATTCAAACAGCGCGGCGTAGTCGTCGTCGATTTGCTGGAGCTTTTGCGACAGGCGCTCGCTGGCCGCTTCAATCGTATCGTCGGTGAACGGGGCCTTGAGCGACTCCCAGGCGGCCTGGGCGTACGCGGCGGCTTTGGTCAGGCCCGCGGCCAGGGCAATGCCTGCTTGTTCGATGACGAGGAATTCTTCGCGCAAGCCCTTGCCAATTTGCCATCCGATCCAGCCCGATGCGGCCAACAGCCCGGCGGATTTGATGGCCGCGGCGGCAATGGACGATTGCGCGGCCAGCTGCGTCATGCCGACATTGAGCGCGCTCACTTGCGCAGCCACACCGGCAAAGGCCTTGGCCCCAGCCACGCCCAGGGCCAGCCAGGCCAGGCGCAGCGCCGCCGCGTTGGCTGCCAGCGTGACAAACACACCAGCGGCGCTGGCCAGCTCGGGGAATTTTTGCGCCAAATCGGCCACGGCCCGCGTGCCATCAGAGAGGCTGGAAGCCACGGCGCGCAGCACGGGCAGCAAGGCGCTGCCCAGGTTGATGGCGGCAGCCTGCACGCTGCCCTGGAGCAGCTTGAGCTGCGCCTCGGTGGTTTTGACGCGGGCGGCAAACTCGCCCTGCATGGCCCCTGCCGTGGCGGCCTTGTCGGCCACCAGGCCCAGAGCTTTGTCATACTGGCCCAGCCCGGCCAGCAGGCGCGCCACATCGTCCTGATACTCCTGCCCGAACAGCTTGGCCAGCACCTCGGCCTTTTGCGCGCCCTCCAGCTTGGCAAGGGCCTGCAGAAATTCTTCCAACGCCTTTTGCGGGTTGGCTGCGATATCGGCGGCCAACTGCTTGGCCGACAGGCCCATGTCCGCCAGCGCGGCCTGAAACTCCTTGCCCTGGATGCCCGCCGTTTGCAGCTTGGCCAAAATGGCGTTGATGCCCGTGCCTGCCACCTCGGCGCTCACGCCCAGGCTGAGCATGGATGCGCCCAGCGCGGCCGCCTGGCTTGCAGACAGGCCAAATTGCCCGGCCGCGCCGCCGATGCGGGTGAGCACCTCAACGATGTCCCCCTCCTTGGCCGCCATGTTGTTGCCCAAGGTGTTGATGGCATCGCCCAGCTCGCGCACCTGCTCCAAGGGCAGATTGAAGATGTTGCTGAGCTTGGCCACAGCCTGCCCCGCCTGCTCGGCAGAAAGACCAAAGGCGGTGGCCATCTGGGCCGCCAGGCGTACGAACTCGTCGAGCTGCTGCAAGGGCACGCCCAATTGCCCGCCAGCGGCGGCCATTTGCGCCAGTTCGGTGGCGGCCAGGGGAATCTCGCGCGTCATGTCCTTGATGCGCGCGGCCAGCTGCCCGACCTGCTCATCGGTTCCGTCCACCACCTTGGCCACGTCGGCCATGGCGCTTTCAAAATCCATGGCCTGCCTGACCACTGCCGCAATGCCCGCGCCGCCCGCTGCCAGGGCGGAAAACGCCAGCTTGGCCTTGCCCAGGCTATCGGCCCAGCCGTTGGTTTGCTGGTGCAGCTCGCGGATGCGCTCTTCGGTCTTGAGGGCCGCCTGGGCCAATTCCGCCTGGCTGAGCTGGCCGCTGGCCTTGAGGCGCTCGTAGGCCGCGCGGGTGGCATCAATCTCCTTTTGCACCTCGGCATGCGCGCGCACGCCCAGCAGCTCGCGATCGGCCATGACGGCGGCGGCTTTCTCAGCCCCGTCAGCGAGCTTGTCAAGCTCGCCCCTTAGCCCTACGATGCCCTCCTGCCCCTTGCTCTGGGCCTCTATGACGAGCTTTGCCTTCAACTCATTGCCTGCCATGTCTGCATCTCCTGCTCAAAAACAATCTTGGTTGCACTGGCCGCCCACGCGCGGCGAGTGGCTTGAGGCTTTGTGGCTGCTGGGCGTTTTCGTGCTCGCGCCCGTGCTTTTTTACGCGGCCTTCGTGTGGCAAGAAGGCCTCAAGGCTGCCCTGTGGCCTGTCCTGGTGGCTGCGGGCACGGCGCTTTTCCTGCTCTTTGCCGTGGCCATGCTCATGTTTGCCTGGGCGCTGCTGGTGGGCTTGCTCAAGCGGCTCTAGCGCAGCCTGCCCCCGTAAAAAAACCGCGCCCAGCAGCTCTTGCCCGGCGCGGTTTTTCAGTGTCTACGCACGGCCTGCGGTGCGGGCAGCAAAGCGCTTTAGAAAACAAACAACCCGGCCAGTGGCGGGCACTGTGCCGGGTTGGGCAGGGGGCGTCTTTTGACAGGTGTCAGAAGAGCATCGCCTCGATGGCCAAGGTGGTGGCCTCGCTCATGACTGCTCCTGCGCGATCACGGCACGCACGTTGCTCAACGTGCGTTCGAAATCCAAATAGATGACGGTCAGCAGATAGCCCAATGCTTCGCGGTCGAGCAGTTGCAGATCAATGCTGCCGCGCTGGGCGCTGGTGGGGTGCGTGAGCTGCTCGACGGCTTGCAAGGCGCGCAGCGGCCTGTCAACCATGCCAACGGCGTCGGAGATGCTGAGCATCAATTTTTGGGCTTGGGCATTCATGACTTCAACCCTCCTGCTGCGTAGCAAACAAGTCGCCCTGCAACGACGGCGCGGCAGGCCGACCCCAGCCCAGGGCCACAGGCTTGCTCAAGGCCCAGCGGCGGGCGGTGGCCGGTTTGAGGCGCGCCACGAACACATCCACCGGGTTGAGGTAGCCCACCTCGTACATGCGCGCCAGGCACCGGCCCACGCTGCCGGCGCTGCGCTCAACCAGCGGGGCGATTTGCACGTTTTTCAGCCCTTGCAGGGCCAGATCGGCAATGGCGCGCCAGTGCGGGCGCAGCCGGTCCCAGAACTTGGCGCTTTGGATGTGGGGCATGGCGTGCTGCTGATTGACCACGGCCAGGAAGGTGCGGATGACCTTCAGATCAAACGCCGCGCTGACAAACTGGCCGTAGGCAATGACCAGTTCGATGCAGACGTAGGTGCCGGTTTCTTCGGCGCTGCCGCCAACGTTGCGAACGACGGGAGCATTACGGAGATTCTCCGTAATGGTTTCGCTACCAGCATCACCCAAATTCTCCGTAATGGTTTCGCCAGTTTGGGCATCACTTTCCAAACTACGGGGATTCTCCGTAGCACTTTGCTCGGCAAATTCTTGCTCCAGCAGGCGCACAAGCTCCTGCGTGCGCTTGGCCTTGAAAAACTCGCCGGGCTCCTTGGATCGCTTGTTGGCACCCTGCGCCACGGCGGCCTTGTGCAGGTCGTTGAGGCAGTAGCGGCCCTGGGCGTCCTGGCGGATGCGCACGTCGGCAATGGTGAAGGGATGGCTGGCAGTGGCCAGCGGGGTGACTTGCGTCATGGTTTTGCTCCTTGTTGAGACTTGTGACGGCTGAAAATTCAGCCGTCGGGAAGCCACTCGCCGCCTTTCGACGGGCGGAGGGTGGGCGGGATGTTCGAAACATGTAACAAGCCATGCCCCATGCCTTGCGGACATGGGCATCCCGCCCGTAAACGGTTTGGGCAAAACCTGGGCGCAAAAAAGCCGCGATGTCGGTCGCAGCCCTGCCGCTTGTTAAGGTGTTTCGAGCACCTGCGGCGGATGATAGGCGGGTTTTGCATTCCGTGCAACAGCGTTGCAAAGTTGCCGACGTCGGCAACTTTGCCAGCCATCACGGCAAATCAGGCATCACATCCACGCGCATGAACGGGCCGAAGTCGGCATCCGTTTGCAGCTCGGGCACGTACAGCGCCTGGCCGCCCAGGGTGAGTTCGGAAGGCTCGTCGCTGATCCAGCCGAAGTCGCCCGACATGGCCAGGCTGATGCGCGGGATGATGACGCGCACCTTTTGACCATCGCCATTGATGCCGCTGAAGATCAGCCCTTTCTCGACGTTGGTCTTCGAGAACGCGGCGATGTTGACGTAGCCGTCATACGAGTAATCGACCTTCAGCGGCTCGGTGTGGCTATCGGGGTGGGCGATGAGCTGGTAGCGGCTGTGGGCGGCGTCGCTGATCTTGTAGTGCGTGCCTTCGACGTAGGTTTTAGGAGACCCCGTGCTGTCCTCGATGACCACGCTTTTGGAGCGCGGGTACTTCAAAAAGAAGTAGTCGCCGGGTTTGAGTTCGGCCAATTGCTCGTCGGTGACGGTGCCTGCCTGCTTGACCACGGCCTCGCCAAAGAAGGCTTGGGCCAGGGTGCGGGCGTCGAACTGCACCATGGACAGGCTCACTTGCAGGCTTTTGCTGGTCTCCAGCTCTTTGAGGGTCAACCTCTGGCCGGAGCAGCTCTCTTTGAGCGTGGTGGTCTCGCGGCTGGGCGTGGCCGTGAGCGTGCGGTTGCCGCAGCCGACGCTGTAGATATTGGTGAGGTAGCCCATTTCCGGGCGGCCTTTGACGGGGTCGAAGGTGCCGATCATGACGGGCCCCTGGCCGTTCCAGATCAGCGATGTGGATGCGATGCTCATGGCTTACTCCTTCTTGGCTTTGGGCGGGTTGCTTTCGGGCGCTGCGGCCGGGGTAGCTGCCGGGGCGTTTTGGGCCACGCCCAGGCCTATCAGCCAGGCGGCCTTGTGCGCGGGCAGCGTCAGCTGCGCGCCGGCGGGGTAATCGCGCCCGGCATGGCGGTGCGGTCGCAGCAGGTGGATGGTGGTGGTTTGCATGTGTGTGCTCCTTTATTTCCAGCGGCCCCAGGCCATCAGATTGATGTCCAGCGCGGATTCTTTGGAGCCAAGGTTGATGGCTCTGAAGTGATTGACGCCCAGGTATTTGCCGCTGACGCTGTCATAGGTAAACCAATTGGGTTTGACCAGCGCCATGGCGGTCGCTTGGCCGACGTCCGTGATGTACAAATGCGGCAGCGGCGAGACAAGCATGGGCTGCGGAAACTGCCAGCCTTGCTGCGTTTGCACGATGGCATTGGTGGCAAAGCCATTGGCGCTTCTGATCTGCATCCGGTGGCGGCACAGCAGCGTGCCATCGCCCCAGCGCACCCACGAGCCGTTGCCGTTTTGGCCGCTATCGACGATCACGCCGCCTTGCAGCGCCTTGATGTCGCCGCCTACAGCCTCAAAGGCGGCGGTGATGCTTTGTTGCATCGTCATGGCGTGCCCCGCGTTACGCCTTGGCGGCGTTGTAGTCGGCCACGAAGCTGTGCGTGGGGTCGCCCACGCCGATGTTGGCGCAGGCCTGCTTTTGCTGCTCTTGACTCAACACTTGGGCCTGGTCGTAGCGCACGCGCTTGGCGATGTCGGCGGCGATGGTTTGCGAAAAGTTGGCGTCGCCCCCCAGGGCCTCGGCCAGCTCCTTGAGGGTGTCCAGCGCCGCGCCTGCGCCATCGGTGAGCTCGTTTTTGACGGCCAGTTTGGCGGCGTCGATGGCGGCTACCAGCTTGTTGGCGCTCCAGGTTTTATCCATCACGCCCGTGCCCGCGCTGTCGTCGATCTGCGCACCGGCGCTGGCGCTGAGCTGCTGCATGGCGGTGTGCAGCTCGGTGAGCGCGGCCACCAGGCTGGCCTTGGCGGTGGTGGGCAGCGCGCTCAAATCGCCCTGCTTGAGATGGATGGCTTTGATGTCTGCGCCAATGGTCTGGGCCAGGTTGATGATCTGTGCTTCCATGGTCATGTTGCGTTGCTCCTATTGGGGGGTGGTTGATGGGGGTTGATGGGATCAGGACTTGGCCAGGATGTAATAGGCCACGGGGTCGCTCAAGGTGTCGGCCACGTGCAGGCCACCGTCGCTGCCGGGCTTGAGGCGGTTGGCGGCGTCCGCGCTGATGAGGGGCGCTCCGCCGCTGCCTGCGCCTGGCGGGCCAGGTGGCCCGGCGGGGCCAGGTACGCCGACGATGGTGACGGTGTGGGCGGCGTGCCCTGTGTGGATGATGGTGATGGGGCTGCTCATGGTGTTTGCCTTCGGTTGTGGTGGGTTAGCGGGTGATGGCCTCGCACACGAGCACGGCCACGGTTTCGGTGTGCATGACGCGGCCTGTGGCATCGGTGTAGCGCACGTCCAGCGCGGCCAGGCCTGCGGGCCATGCGGCGGTTTGGGCGTTGCTGGCGCTCAGCCGGTACTGACCGGCGGCGGCGTTGACGATGGCGGGGGCAAATTCGTGCACCAGGCGCGCGGCGGCGTTGCGCTGCACGCTGCGCAGCTGGCAGGCGATGCTCCAGCCGGTGATGTCCAGCGGCAGGCCGCCGCCGGGGCCGCCGGCTTGCACGCGGCAGTGCCAGTCGATGCTGTCGCCGCGCTTGACGGTGATGGCGGGCGATGGGCCGCCGGGGCCGCAGGGGGTGCAGGGGGGGGTGCTCATGCTGTGCTCTCCTTGTGCAGCAGGTAGCGCAGGACGTAGCGGTCGGCAAAGAGCAGCACGCCCGCGTCGTAATCGAGCACGCGCCCGGCCTGCCACTCCAGCACGCGCGCGCCGCTGACTTCGGGGCGCCAGCCCAGCAGGGCGCAGCGCACCTGGCCGATGAGCTGGCGGGTTTGTGCGGCCATTTGCCCCCCGCCTTGCTCTCGGTAATGGCGCAGCGCCAGCACCACGCCGATTTCGACCACGCTTTCTTGCGTGCACACGCCGATGGATGCGGGCACCTTGCCGGTGTTTTGCTCCTCGCCAAACACCACGTAGGCGCTGGGCGTGCGAAAGCTGCGCAGCTCTTGCACGGCGGCGTAATCGGCCATGTTGCCCACGGCCTGCAAGGCGGGCACGGCGTGCGAGAGGCGCTGCACGATCAGGCTGGTATCGAATGGCTCAAACCCCATGGCGGACCCCTGTCAGCGCCAGGCGCGCAGCTCATCGCGGCTGAAGATGCGCCCGCCATCGGGCTGGCCCCAGCGCTGGTCTGGGCCGTTTTGGTTGGCAAAGCGCGCATCGGTTTGGTGCACGGCCACGGCGTCATCGGCGCCCAGGCTGAATTTGCCGTCTGCCGTTTGTTGCAGCAGGCGCTGGGCGTCGCGCCAGTCGCGCACGATGGGGTCCTTGTCGTCCATCGAGCGGCGGTTCTTGTGCAGCAGGTAGCGGGCGATGGCGCGGCACCAGGCTTGCACCAGGGAGGGCACGGGCGAGAGCGGCAGCGCGTAGCCGCGCTTGGCCAGGTAGCCGTCGATCAGGGCGGCGGCGTCCTGCACGGCATCGTCGATGCGCGCCAGGGCGCGGCGGGCGGCCTGCACCTGCTCATCGGGCCAGGCACTGGTGTCTGCGCCGCGCAGGGCGGCGTCGAGCAGCTCGGCGCTGACCTCATCGGCGTGCTCGTCGCTGGCGACCTGGGCCAGCTCCAGCGCGCCGGGGCGCTCGGCCAAATCGGCATGGGTGATGTAGGGCATGGGCGGTGCTGGCGATGTGGGGTTACAGCCAGTCGGCCACCAGCACATCCACCACGTTCTTGACGTCGTTGGATTCGGTGGCTGTGCCAGCGGCGTTGGGCACCAGGTCGGACTCCAGCAGCTTCTTGGCCACAAAGCGCAAGGCCTTGGGCACGACCAGCAGGTTGGGGCTGATGCCCAGCGGGCGGCCGTGGTCGCCGGTGAGCGTTTCCATGGCGGTGATGGCGGCCTTGAGGTTCTCGGCCGTCAAATCCTTGTTGCTGGCGTGCGCCAATTGCCAGAAGCCAAAACCGGCATTGCGGCGGCAGTCCACGCCATAGATGTACTGGGAGCGGTGAAACACGTTTTCATCGCTCTCACCCGTGAGGCTGACGAACGTGGGCGCCTTGCGCGACTGGTAGATCAGCGGTTTGAGGCTGCGGCGCGTGTCCAGCAAATACCAGCTCGGGCCGCTGCCGCCATCGCTGAGGTTGGAGACGGCGACTTCCTTGCCCTTGTCGTTGAGGACCTTGTGCGCCGCGCTGAAAAACGGCTGGCCGTCGTAGCACAGCGCCGTGCGCCCCTCCTTGAGCAGGCCGAAGACGAGCTGATCGGGGTGGGCGGCCACGGCGCTGCCCATCTCCTGCATCAGCGGGGTGTAGACGCCATAGGTGTCGTCTTCAATGGCCGTGCGCGGCACGCCCACGGTCAGCTCAAAAGGCCGGTTCTTGATGGTGTAGCCGTGGTTGCCAATGGCGTGCACCACGCGGTCGCCCAGCCATTCGCGCAGGCCGGGCAATTGGCCCAGCCAGCCGTATTCCTCGGCGGCGGTGGTGCTGGGCACGGTGGTGGCAATCTGCCCGTACTGGCTGGCCGCCTGGCCCAGGCCCTGCTTGAAGGCGGCGTTGAAGGCGGTGTAGAGCGTCTTGAGGTTGGTGTTGTTGATGTGCATGGTGGTTGTCCCTGTCGTCAATCAAGCCTTGGCGCCGATGCGCACCCACACGCCGGCGTCCTCCACGTCCAGCACCACGCCGGCGATGCAGGTGCCGGTTTTGCCGACGGTCTGGTCGTCCACCACGTAGGCGTTGGCGCCAATATCGGCGCGGGTGATGGCCGAGCCGCTGGCGGCGTTGTCAAAGCGGAATACGCTGATGAGGCCATCGACGTGTGCATCGCCTGCGGCGGCGCTGGCGCGCTTGCGGGCTACGGCGCGCACGGCGCCGCTGTCGCTGGCCGCAGCGGGCTTGGCTTTGCCGGCCTTGAGCACGTACATGCCCCCGGCGTAAATCGTGGCGCCCGCATCCAGCGGATCGGCCACCAGATCGCCCTTGCGCTCGGGCGTGGCGCGGTCTTTGTCGAGTGCTGCCATGGGTGTCCTCCTTGCTTACTGTTTGCCGCTGGCAAAAACTTCCGGGGTGAGGCCGCAGGCGGCGGCCACGGCCAGCTCATCGCTGCTCAGACCGCCCGTACTTGGCGCGGCGCCGGCGGGTGGCTGGCCCTGGGTTTGCGTGCCGCTCAGGGCGGCAATGGGCTGGGCGGTTTGCAAATAGCTGCTCAGGGCGGCAAGGTTGGTTTTGCCCAGATCGCGCGCCCAGGCCTCTTGTGCGGGCAGCAGGCGACCATCGGCCAGGGCGGGGGCGACGAGGTCGTCCACCTCGCGCTCGCGCTGGCGGGCCGTGAGGGCGGCCACGCTGGCTTGCAGCTCCTGCACAGCGGCAATGGGAACGAACTTCGCGGGGTCGGGTTGGGCCTGGGCAGTGGCCTGGGCGCTCAGGCTGGTGCAAGCGGCGGTAATGCTCTCGGCGCTGGCGTCAACGCCCAGGCTGAGCGCCGTGCGCGCGGCCTCGGCCTGGGCGCGTTGGGCGGCGCAGGCGGCCAGGGCCGCGTCTTCGCTGGTGGATTCGGGCAGGCCCAGGGCCGCCAGCAGTTTTTGCAGCAGGGTCATGGTCGTACTCTCCTCGTCAAGGGTGGTGGTGGTGTGGGGGGCGGCCATCCATTTGCTGGTGGCCGCGGCCATCAGGTCGATGGCGGCCATGCCGTGGATGGCGGGGTTATTGGTCAGCGCGCCCATCAGGATGCGGCGCACCTCGCCGGTTTTGCTGGCGTACTCCAGCACGGGCGAGAAGTAGCGGTATTCGCCGCCTGCAATCAGCTCGCGGGCGCGGGCGGTCAGCTCGGCCTCGGCAAACAGGCCCCGGCCCTCGATCCAGCGCAGGCCGTGTATCCAGCCCGCGGCCGGGGCGGGCTGGCCGTTGGCCTCGCTGCGCAGGGTTTGGTGCTCGTAGTCGATGACGGGCGGCTGCGCAGCGCTGAAAGCGGCGATGACGCGCTGGGCAATGGCGGCGTTGATGCGCCAGGCGGGCACGTCCATGGGGCGGCCGTCGCTGGGCCGGAAATCCTGCGCGGGCGTCAGTTGCAGCAGCACGCGCGGCGGCTGCCCGTTTGCAGCCCCTTGGGCGCTCTGGGCGCTCTGGGCATCGAAGGCGCAGGCGGCGATGGCAATAGCGGTTTGGGCGGGTGCTGTGCTGGACATGCCGCCATGATCGGCAGCGAGGCGGCGCAAGTCTTTTGACAGGTGTCAAAACTGATGACGCAAAAAAGCCGCCCTGGGCGGCGGCTGGTGTTATTTCACGGGGCGGGACAGGTATTCCTGCACGATGTCGATGATGCTTTGCGCATCCTTCTCGCCCAGGCGCCCGGTGTTGGGATTAGAAGTGAGCAGGCCGCGGCGCTTCATGCGTTTGGTGCCCCATTCGTGATAGGCCGCGTAGGGCTGGTTGAAGCCGATGCTGACGCTGTTTTTGCCGTAGGTGTAGGACAGGCCATCGAACATGCTGCCGTAGCGCTCCAGCATCAGGCCGCGGCCGGGGCCGTCGCGCCGGGCGGCCTTGCTGCCGCGCCAGGGGTAGCTGTCTTTGGTGGACTTTTCCCAATCGCCCCATTTGTTACCGTCCGGGTCCCTGCGGGTTTCGTAGCGTGCGCGCATGTTTTGCTCCAGCGCGTGGCCGATGCTGTCCATGACCGGGCTGAGGTCGCTCATGCGCTCGTGCAGTTGTTGCAGATAGGGGCGCAGCGCGCTGTCTTCGAGCTTGATGGTGATGGGCATGGGGTTTCTCCTTTGGAGCGCTTGTGGTAGATTGGGACACGCTTTGGACGGGTAGAGCCCAATTCAGGTAGAAGGGACGCGCGCTATTACAAACGCCCAGCGCAGTTGACCGGAGCAGGCTGCGTATGGACGGGTGCCTCGGTGATGTTGGTTCGAGTCCAACCCCCGCCCAAAGTGCTTCACGCCGCGCATGACGCCGGAAAATAATCCTGCGCGCCGAGCGCAACCCTGCCAATGCACATTGGCACGTTGAATGAGGGGACAGTAGGCCCTCCATGCGCGGCACCTTCAATCCAGATCGCCATCGAGCAGCTCCAGGTCTGCGCGCAAGTGCTGGCGTTTGAGGTCTGCAAGCTGCGACCAGTACGCCGTGCGCAAGTTGGCAGATTCTTCCCCTTTGACCGTGAAAGCCGGGGCTACGACCACGCGCTGAGCCTGCGCCCCTTGCGGGGCCAGCACATAAAGAAGGGTCTGGTTTTTCACATCGAACAGCACAGCCTTTGGGCGGCGCAGATTGGCGCTGAGGGCGCGCCAGTCGCCCTCGCTCAGGGCGTCGCCCTTGCCCTCGTGGCGTTTGGCCTTCTTGCCAATGACGCGGCTGTCTTCGACCCGGATAGCGGCGTTGGGCACGTCGATGCCCTTGTTTTTGAGCGCGGCGACATCTTGCGGGCGCACGAATCCCAGCAACGCCATGCGTTTGCGAGCGATGGGGTCGGCCATCAGATCCGTGATCCAGGCGGCCCAGGCCTTGTCCACCAGTTCAGCGCCTTCGGGGCTTTGGTTGATGGCCTGACCAAGGGCCGCGCCCAGCTCGGCCGGGGCGCTGGCGGCTTTTTGCGCCAGTTGCCGCGCCATGCTTTGCCATTGGGCGCTGGCCTCGCCCACGTTGTAGTCAAAGCCCGGCGAGACGCCCGGCACGATCTGGCGCACTTCGCCGGTGCGGCGGTTGATCCATTCCTTGAGCGGCTCCTGTGGCGGCTCGGTGCGCAGGGGCGCGCCGGTAGGGCTGACGCCTGCATCGGCCTCCTCCTGGCGCATGGCCACCACGCGGCAGCGGCAGCGCCAGCCGTTGGGCGGGTAGATCTGCTGCCATAGCGGGTGATCGACTGGCAGCGTCAGGTTGTGCCAGCGGGCATGCTCGGGGCGCACATGCTCATCGCCTACCGTCACGTAGCGCAAATAGGGGTAGGCGTGCTTGTTGCGCTGGATGCGCTGCCATTGCCCGGCTGCGTGGGCGGCGCGGGTGTTGGTGTCGTAGATCAGCTGCAGGCGGCTCGGATTGAAATGGGTTTGCACGGTCTCGCCCGTGGCCGGGTCCACCACAGCGTTGAGGCCCCACCAGCCCTTGTCACGCAATGTCCGCTCGACGTCGCGAATGAAGTCGCGTCGGCTCAAATCGCCCTCAGTGGCGCGCTGTACGGCCTCGTAAACGGCTTGCAGCGTATCCAGGCAGGCCAGGCGGCTGACCGTGAAATTGCGCAGGTGCTCGTCTGCATACACGTCAAGCCAGTTGTAGCTGGTCAGCAGCTTGCTGCGCGCTTGCATGTATGCGACGGCATCTTGCGGCAGCAGACGCCAGAGCTGGGCAAACTCGGCCGCTGTCAGGGCATCGGGGGTATCACTCATGCCCGCCCCTCATCGACGGCATCGCCGCGCAGCCCGGCCACGCCTGCGGCGCGGGCGGCAAAGGTCAGGGCGTCCAGCGTGCGCTGCAAAGCGCTGGCATCCATGTCTTGCAACAGCTGCGGCAACGCGGCCAGAAACTCCTGCGCGCTTTGGCCCTGGGTGCGCGCCCGCTCCAGGGCGTCGAGCAGCGGTTGCAGCATAGGCTGCATGGCGGGCTGCCAATCCTGCGCGGCCTCGTCGATGGCCTCTTGCAATGGGTCAGGCTGGGGGTTTTCTGCAAATGCGGCAGGCTGGGCCGACAAGGTGGCGGCAGGAAGCGTTTTATAAAACGCCTGGGCGGGGTTTTGCGCCCCGGTGGGTACATCGGCCCCGGCGGCGGGCAAAACGCGCGTGTGGGCCGCAAAATGCGCCGAGCCGTTTGCGGCGGGTGTGGCGGGCGCTTGCAACACCGGCTGCCCTTCTTCCGGCTGCGGGATGCCCAGCTCCTCTTGCGCCCACTGCACCGGGATTTGCATGCCGATGGCCACCAGCTTGGGCAGGGCATCGGCGTAGGCCGTCAGGTCTTCGCGTTCGCGCGTCTTGAAAGAGAACACCGGCGTGCGGCGCATGCCGCCCGGGGCCAGGCCATTGAGCGCGGCCAGCGGGTAGAGTAGATCACGCGTGAGCGTGCTGCCCAATTGCCGGATGTCCGAATCGCGCAAATCCTTGCGCACCTCGTTGTGCACATTGCCCAGCGCGTTGGTGCTGGATTTGCCATCGGCGCCGCTGGTCAGTGTTGCGCCAAGGATGACCTTGCTTTGCGTGCGCTCGCACCATTCGATCATCAAACGGAACGCCTCCGGGTCGCCGCGTGCCGCGTCCATGAACTCCAGCTGCATGCCCTCGGGGATGATGCCCGCGGCATTGTGGCCAATGCCTACCAGCGCGCGCAGCAGCGTGGTTTTTTCCTTGTCGCTGGCGCCGTGCGGGTACTTGCCGATGCGCACCGGGATGCCGTAGATCTCCAGAAACTCGGCCAGATCGCCCACGCTGTAGTTCTTGAACAAATACGGCCACACCAGCGCGCGGAACATGGCCGTGCGCTCCAAATAGCCGCTCTTGGCCCGGTGCACGTGCGTGATCCAGCCAAACGGCCACAGCCGCTCGCCCACGATGCCATCGGCATCCGTGCTGCCCGTGCGCAGGCGCAGCTCCTGGCGCTGGCCGCGGTGCAGGGTAAACCAGCTTTGCGGCCGGTGCGTGATGTGGCGCGGCACATGGTAGGGGCCGACTTTGTGCCATTCGATTTCAAGGCATGCAAAGCCTTTGCCGATGGCGTCGGTTACGTCGAACAGCACGTCCTCGAAATCGGCGATCTCTGCCACCAGCTCCGTCAGCTCGGCGGCCGCCTTTTGCTCGGCGGCGCTGGGGTTGTCCGGCGGGTCAATGCTCCAATCGACCAGCGCGGCGCGGCGGCGCTTGCCCAGCTCGGCGGCAATGTGACCGTCCTTTTCTTCCATGTCCTCGAACAGGTCGAACTGGGAGAGCAGGTCGCCGTTTTCCGCGCGCTCCAAAATGGCCGCCAGTTTGGTGGGCGTCAGCCCCCGCGTGGGGTGCGTTTGCAGCTCGCGCTGCAAATGGCCGTAGTGCGCCGTCTGCGGCGCGTGCAGGGCGTGGCGTTCGATGGGCTGGCCATCGGGCCCCAAAATCTTGCTCTCTGCCATGGTGGCCTCTCTCCTTACCAGCCCTCGGGCTCGGGCAAAACAAAGTCGATCTCATCGGCCTGGGCAGCCGTGGTGTTGTCAAACCCGCGTGCGTGCGTGGGCACGGGGATGTAGTCGATGGGGGCGGCCGGGTTACTGGCCGCGTGCAATGCCAGCGCCAAGGCCCAGAACCGGTCGGCGTGGCCGTCCTCGGTGGCCTCGGCCACAAAGCGCACATTGCCTGCGGCCGTCGTCACCTTGCGCACCAGGCGCAAATCGGCGCGGATCTTGGCGTCTTGCGGGATGCGCAGCGCGCGGTCCTCCATGGCATTGCGCACCGGGTAGGCCAGCGCCTCTTTCACGCCCGCGGAAAAGGTCACGCCCTCCACCCGCTGCGCGCCGAATTTGTCCTGCGCGTCATCCGTCCAGCCAATGCCCAGGCCCGTGGCGTCAATGCAAATGCGCTGGCATTTCTCGAACCAGGGCCAGAGGATTTTTTCCTGCTCGCTCTTGCGCATGCGCTCCATGGTTTCGACATGGCGCGTGTACAGCACATCGCCCAGCTGCTCCACCACCCACAGCACCGTCAAATCGCGCTTTCGGCCAATGTCCACCCCGCAATACAAGGGGCCATCGCCCAGGCTGTGCCAGTCCACGCCTGCGGCGTACTCGCACGATGCAATCAGGTCGTAGGCCAAAAACTTGGCATCGTCATCGGCCGGGTTGCACATGTACTCCTGCTGGAAGCTCTCCTCATCGGCGCAGCCCGCGCGGATGAAGTCGAAGTACTCCGCCTCGTCCATGGCCTGGCACTCGTCATCGGCGCTCAGGCGCTCTTGCAGCTTGTAAAGGAAGCCATCCTCCAGCGCCCGCTGCAGCGTCACCGTGTGCAGGCTGATGTTTTTCGGGTTGCCCCGCTCCTTGACCTCGCGCACCAGCTCATTGAAGAAGTTGCCGCTGCCGCGGTGCGTGGAAATCAGCTCCATGTTGCCGCCCCAGGTAATGCCCGGGTAGGCAATGCTCCAGAGCTTGCGCGGGTCGGGGTGCAGGGCAAATTCGTCCAGCACGCGCCCGCCGCGCTTGCCCGCCTGGGCATCGGGGTTGGAACTCATGCTGTGGATGCGCCGGCCGTTGGCAAACTCCAGCACGTAGGCGCTGATGCGCGCTTTTTCATCGAGCACCACCTCGCCCAGATCGCGCGCGGCCAGTTGCATGATGCCCGCCCACAGCTTGCAGTCCTCCACGAACAGGCGCGCCTGCAAATCGTCGCGGCTGCTCACCCATTGGTCGTGCCGCGCGCCCTGCGCCGCCGTGCGCTCCACACAGGCGTAGGCGGTGGACCACGACAGGCCGATCTGGCGGGATTTCTCCATCAATTTGAGCCGCGCGCCATCCTTGATCCAGGCCGACTGGAACGGCAAGAAGATGCCCTCTGGATTGGCCGGGATGATGCGGGCCTTGCCCTTTGGCTTGCGCATACTTGCCCCTCACTCAATGCCCAGCACGCGGCGGATTTCGGCCATCGCCTCAGCGGACACCCCCGGCTTGGCTTCCAGGGTCTTGAATGCGGCTTTTTGTTCTTCCAGCAGTTCGCGACGGGCTTCCTCGCGGATGGCCTGGCGATCCTTGCGGTCAACCTGGCGGGTTTGAATCACATCCCGGGCGGCGCGGGCGAGTTTGCGCACGGTTTCAATGTCGGGGTCTTCGCCCTGGGCGGCCAGCGCGGCATGGGTGGCCAGGGTGGTGATGGATTGCACCAGCAGCGCGCCGGCCTTTTCGTCGGGCTTTTCGCCTAGCTCGGCCACCAATACGGAGGCCATTTGCTCGTGCTCGCGGGCCTTGGCCATGAGATCTTCAAACTTGGCCTTTTGGCGCCAGATGGCAGTGCGGCTAGGCAGGCGCCCGGCCTGGGCTTCTTGCGGGAATTGCGCGTGCAGGTCGGCGAGGATTTCGGCCAGGGTCAGGCGGTCTTCGCGCAGGTGGCGCTCGATGCGCTGGCGCACTTCGGGGCGCAGGCGGCTGATGCTGGATTTACGGCCCACGGGCTTGCCCCTTTCAACTGCGCGCGCGCTTGACGCCATCGACGACGATGCGGGCGGCGGCCACGTCTTCGCCGCGCTCGGTCAGGGTGGCCACGAGTACGGAGCCGCCTGCGATTTCGTCGAGCTCGAGCAGTTGCTGATCGGCCAGCCAGCGCAGCTCGGACTTGACCTGGTCGCGGCTGGGGTGGTGCCCCCATTGGGCCAGCAGGGTGTAGAGGGTGCTGCTGTTGGCGCGCCAGGCGGGCAGCTCGGCAAGGATGCGCAGGATGTTGAGGCGGCGGTCTTCGCTCAATGCGGTGGCGTAGGCTTTTTTCATGGCGCGTTACTTGTTGTGCAGCAGGTAGTCTTCGACGCGGGTGACGGATTTGTCCATGGCTTCGATGCGGGTGCTCAGCGATTCCAGCCCGGCGGCGGTGCGGCCCAGTTGCAGGGCCAGCTCATGCAGTTGCTTGTGGTCTGGCACTTGCTTGATGTCCACCTCCAGCCGCGTGATGCGGGTGCGCAAGTCCAGCATTTCCTTGTTGCTGGCCGATTGGCGGCCAACGATCCAGGCGTAGATGCCGATGGCCGTGACGACGATCCAGCGCACGGTCTCAAATCCAAAGTGCAAATTGGCGAAGTCCATTTCACCTCCGTTGTTGTTGTTCGTATTGCTCCTGGCAACCCACGCAACGCCGCACGCCCGGCAGCGCCTGGCGGCGCGCCTGTGGTATCGGCTCGCCGCAGTCCTCACATTCGCGCAAGGCAATCTGGCGCTGGCTGCGCTGGGCCACGAGGGCCTGGCGGGCGAGCTGGTCGTGCAGCCATTCCTGCCCACGCTCTTGCGCCCGCTCGATGGTGTCGGTCATGGCGATCCCCCTTGCTCCAACCAATCAATCAAACGGCGGTGCCGCCAGGCACACAGGCCATAGGCGTCGTACATCTCTTTGAGGGCCAGCAGCACGGCATCAGCCTCCGCCAGCGGCACCTGCACCGGGGGCGGGCAGCTTTGCATCAGGGCGGCCGGGGGCGCGGCCTGCGGCAGCGTCAGCGGCGCGCTGGCGGGCGTTGACCAGGTGCTGCATGACGCCGTCGTCATAGCGGCAATCAGCGCGCTCGGCAGCGTCCAACTCCAGGGCTTGCTTGAGGGCATGGGTCGTTCTCCGGTTGGTGGTTTCCATGGCGCTGGCCGTGGCCCGGATGGCCTGGCTGGCGGCCTGGCTGGCCGCAATCAGCGCGGTGTGCTCGGCCACGGCGGCGCGGTATTGCTCCAGTTGCCGGGCCTGGGCGGCCACAGTGGCGCGGTCGGCGCTGGCCTGGGCGGCGGATTGGCCGCTGAGGTAGCCGATGGCGTAGACGGTGCACAGGCCGGCCAGCACCAGCAGCGGGCCGATGAGGCGGGGCAGCATGGCGGTCATAGGGCACCCCGCAGACTGCCAAACAAGCAGCGCCAGAGTACGGCGCACAGCAATGCGATTTGCAGAGGCACGGGCATGGTCATGGCTCCACCGTTTGGCCCCAGCTGGCATAGCGCGGCTGCAGGGCGATCAGGATGCGGGCGGGGTAGCCCAGGTTTTCTAGGCAGTGGCTGGCATGGCGGCGCGCCTGGCCGCAGGCGGCGTCCACCCGCTGGCGGCTGGGCTGCGCCAGGCCGGTGGCGGCGGCCTCGCGCTGCCAGTGGCCCAGGCCGCCGTTGTAGGCGCGCAAGGCCACCCACCAGCGGTCAAATGCGCTGTAGCGCGCGGGCGTGCGCTCGTACAGCCAGCGGTCGTAGCCCACCAGCGCGCGCAGCGCCCAGGTGGGGTTGTGCGGCAGGCAGGCATCGGGCGGCGTGCCTGTGCGCTCGCACCACCAGCGCGCCGTGGCAGGCATGAACTGCGCCAGGCCGCGAGCGCCCACGTGGCTGATGGCATTGGGACGCCAGGCGCTCTCCTGATGCACCTGGGCCGCAAAGACGGCAATGGGCGCATCCAGCCCCCAGGCGCTATGCGCGGCGCGGACGAGATCGCGCCGGTAGTGCTGGGCGGCGGCGGGGATGGTTTGGGCGTGGGCGGAGGGGGAGAAAAATCCGCCCGCATACAAGATCGCCAGATGAATCACCACGGACGCCGCCGTGGTCCAGAAGTTGTGCGGGCCGCTGCAGGCCTTGCCGTGCAGGTAGGCGGCGGCCAGCAGTGAAGCCAGGAACAAGGCCAGCATGGCCCATTGAGGCCATCCCATATCAGGCCCCCAGCGCCACGGCCAGCACGGTGGCGGCAACGATCAGCGCGCGGCGCAGCATGACGGCGGCCAGGAAGTACAGCCGGCTGTGATCGGACAGGTACAGCAGGCACTCTTCATCGCCCTGCTGGCAGTGCATCGGCTGCTGCGGCTGCGTCAAATCGCTCAGGGCATCCAGCTGGGGGCGCGCATAGGGGAAGATGGCTCGGTCGATCCAGTACCCGGCTACGGCGGCCAAGGCGATCAGGTTGAGCTTGTAGAGCGTGACGGGCAATTGGCCGGGCGCAATCAGCAGCACCAGGGCAGAGAGCACGGCGGCGATGGCCCACCAGCTCGTCAGGCGCGGCAAGCGGCCGAAGGTGTAGGCATCGGTGGATGGGGTTTCGGGGGTACGGGTATCGGTCATGGCTACTTCCAAAAGGCAAAAAAAACGGGCATCCGTTGGGATGCCCGTGATGGTGCTTTTGGAAGTGGACTCTGTCTTTTGACAGGTGTCAGAAGATGCGCGGCATGCTCAGCCACAGAAACGCCATGTGCGTGACGAGCAAACATGCGGCCACCAGCCACTCCACTTTGCGCAGTGTGTTGTGCTGCTGCTGTACCCGCTCTTGCAGGTCATTGAAACTGTCTTGGAATTGCCTTGAAACCTCGGCGGGCTGCGCATTGATTTTCTGCTGGCGCGCATCGACTTCCAGCGCTACCGATTGCAAGGTGGCACGCTGGTTGAGGATCAGCATGTTCATGAGCCAGGCAAAAGCGATGGCCCCCAGCATGAGCACGGCGTTTTTGGCTGGCGCGTCCACAGCCATTTGCCCGCCTGCCAGGAGCAAGGCCAGGGGCATGCCCAAAAGCTGGTTTTGAATGTCGGAGACGGCCTTGCCGATCTTGAGGGAGGAATCAAGGTTGTCCTTTTCAACTTCGGACTTGACTTTCTCAAGGGTGAAATCCGACATGTACAGGGCATAGCTGGCCCTCAAGCCCTGGTCGATTTCCGAGAAGCGGGACAGCAGTTGTCCCAGCGTGACCTCTGCATGGCCCCGGAACAGGTCAAGCAGGGTTTGGCGCAGCAGGATGCGTTTTTGCTCGCGGTGCAGGGGCTCCGTGACGAAGTCGCGAATCCAGTCGTCCATGCCGGGCACGTCCGCCAAATCGCCCTGGGTGTAAGTGACTTTGACGGTGATGCGGATTTCATGGCTTTTGATGAACAGCAGCCGCCCGTCCAGGGGATCGACGACATCGGCCGCTTGCTTCAGCGCGCCCGCAAACTTGACGGCCTGAAGATAGCGGGCCACCTCGGCGGGGGGCGCCTGGCCGCTGGCGCTGTCATAGCCTTCTGCCAGCAACGAGAAGCGCGCTGGGGCCTCGCGCTGGCGTTGGGGGACGCGCAAAAGCGCTTGCAGCGACTGAAAAACCCCAACCCGTTCGGGAAAGAACTCGACAGTGCGCTCGGCCTGGCTGCACCAGCCAAATAGGCGTTCCCATTCTTCCTGGGCCTCTTCGATGAGGCTCCACGCAATGGATTGCGGCACATGCCCCTGCACCCCCGCTTCACCATGCGGGGCCTGTTGCTCAAGCACTGCAAGCAGCCACTTGGCAAAGTCGTGCTCATTCTGGGGCTTGCTGTTCACGGATGCTTTGTTTGAGGTTCTCTCCGGGGTGCATCAAGACAATGGCATCCCGGCTGTCGTCGTAGAGGACTTTGCCGTTGGCAACGTCTTCCACATCAAAGGCGATATGGACAGTGCCCATTGTGCCGCGAATGCGCTTGAGCCTGCCATAGGTTGCCCTGTGCGGGGTGAAGGGGGCATGCAGGTTGTATTTCTCCGCATTGCCGTCTTTGGCAAGAAAGTCCCTGAACTCGTCGGGTGCCTTGGGGGCGATGACGGCGGCCAAGCGATCGGGGTGCACCTCGCCCTTTTCCTTGCCCACTTCATCAAAGCACTGAAAAAGGCGCTGGCGCATGTCGATGCTCTCCTGGCGCTTGCCTGCCTCATCCAGGTCTGTGCGCTGCTGGACAAAGGCGCGGGCGGCTTCGATGGCGTTTTCCGTTTGGCGCTTGGAGTCGGTGTAATCCGAGCAAGACAGGGCGCGGCGAAAGTATTCCGTCACGTCCCCCTGGCGCTGGCCTTTGGCAAAGGTCAGGTACGGCTGTTCATTGTTTTGCCAGCGCGTGACGTTGACGCGCGCGGCCTCGTGCAGCTTGCTGACGTCAATGGTCAAGGTCTCTTGCAGTTTCAGCGCCTCATCAATGCCCGCGCCAGTGCGGATTTTGAGCATGGCTACCAGCATGTAGTCCTTTTGTGCATACGTGTAGCGCACAAAAAGCGCATGCCCGCCCGTGGCGAAGTTGCTGCGTTGCATCTCGTGGGCCAGCAAATCCACGGCCCGGCTGGACAGGTCCATCAAGGTGCAGTCCTGCTTGAGGTAGCTGCCCAGCCGGGCAGGAAAGCTGGTGAAGTCGCCCAGCGTACCGTAGCCCACATTGGCTCGGTCGATCAGGCCGCGCAGGTCTTCGCACAGCTTGGTCAGCACGGTGTCAATGGCAAGCAGATCGGGGGCTTTTGTGACTTCAACCGACTTCTTTCCGCTGGTTTGGGACTTCTTTTCGATACGGTGCAAAACGGCTTCGGTGATTTGCATGGGGCGTCCTGGGGTGTCAAGGGTGGGGTGAGGGTTTGGACAGCGGGCCTTATTTCTTGCTTGCCGTTACGGAGTCGGCAATGAAGCATTTGGTCGCCAGAGTGAGCACCAGCTGCACAGACTCATCCGTGCAGCCGCCAAGCAAATCCCGAATCTTTTCGTACATGCCCTCGCGCCGGGCGTTTTGCGCCGCGTGCTCCAAGGCCCCCCGATCGGCCAAAGCCAGCATCCGGTTGCGATCGGCCTCATTGAGGCTGCCCGCCGCCAATGTCGCCGCGCGTGCGCTATCGAACATCGACCGCTCACGCGCAGTCAGCCGCCCGCCTGTGAGCACGTACTCCACATCCAGCCCCAGCTCAGGGCGCTGCTGGGCCAGCGCGCGCAGCTCTTTTTCGGGGAAGGAGCCGCGTTTTTTACGGGCAGAGAAGGCCGCCTTGTGCATTCCCAAAGCGGCAGCAGCTTCTTGATCCTCGCGGACGCCTAGCGTTTTTTTTAGTCGAGAAAACTTTTCGTCAGAAAAAGTTGATTTCATTGTTGACCAACCTCCAAATGTTGATTAAACTACTTGCAGTCAACAAAATTTAACTAGCAATCGACACACGAAGGAGCTCGAAAAACCATGCTGAGAACCCCAGAACAAGCCCGAGCCGCCATTCAGCGCACGGGCGTACCCATTACCCAATGGGCGATCGCCAACGGATTTTCGCCCAATCTGGTCTTTGAAGTGCTGGCCGGGCGGCGCAAGCCCACACGCGGCCAAACGCACCAGATCGCCGTCAGGCTGGGCCTCATTGAAGGCGAAATCGTTAGCGACCCCAAAAGGGCCTTGCCATGAAAGCGCCTGCCTACAGCCTGGATTTCGTGGACGCCTGCGAATACCAGAGTAAGCCGTTCGCAAAGGAGCGCGCAATGACCCCTCAACAAATCAAAGCGCGCTTTCGCGAGCGCGGCGAATCGGTCGGCCAGTGGGCCGATGCCCATGGCTTTCCGCGCGACGTGGTGTACCGCGTGCTCAACGGCAGAAGCCCTGCCTGGCGCGGCCAGACCCACCGCGTGGCCGTGGCGCTGGGCCTCAAGCCAGACCCTTCCAAGACCAAGGCCTGAGACCCAGCAGCACTGCACTAACTACAGGAGATTGTCCCATGCAATTGAACTTGAGCGATGACGAGCGACGCGCGCTTGTTTTCATGCTGGAGCGCTACCCCGCCCCACAGGCGGTGATGGGGTTGTGCGCTGGCCTGCCGCAGATTGACCTCAATACCAGCGAAGCACTGCGCGCTTTCTTACGCCTGCAAATCTGCCGTCTGGTGCGGGTGCGCAGACGCAAGCATCAAGTGGCCCCCGGCTACATCTATCTGACGCGGCATGCCTTTGCCGTGCTGCCCCATCTGCATCAACAAGGAGCGCTCCATGTTCAATGACCTGTTCCCCGAAACGCTGCTGGTATCGCGCCAGGGCCAGCGCATCTACACCACCAGCCTGAAGGTGGCCGAGTACTCGGGCAAGCGCCATACGGAAGTTTTGCGCGCCATGGACACCAAGATGAGCCTGTTTTCCGCAGGCTTTCGCGAACGCAATTTTGCGTCGGCGAAATACCTGGATAAGCAAAAGAAGCCGCGCCTCATGTACGAAATGAGCGAGGAAGGCTTTGCCATGACCATGATGGGGTTTACCGGCCCCAAGGCGGTGCGCTGGCAGGAGGCCTTCATCGAAGCCTTCATGGCCCAGCGCGCCGCGCTGAATGCCGTGCAGGCCCGCTACGCCGCCGCGCTGGACATGGTGCGCCCCTGTCTGCGCCCGGTGGTGCAAGACGCCGCCGCCGGCCTGCCGCGCCGGCACACGGCCCAGGCGCTGGGCAAATCGCCCGCCGCCATCACCTACCACCGCCGCCGCGCCCGCGCGCTGGGGCTGATGCACTGAGGGGGCGGCGGCATGAAATCCACTGACCAGAAGCAGCTTGAGCTTGGCGTTTTGATGGGGCAAATCGAGGGACTTCTCGATTACCAATTTTTTTGCTTTGCCATGGAAGGCGACATGGCCGCCAACCCATCTGCGGTTGCGCAAACGGCGCTGGCCTTGCATGCCGCGTGGCGTGGCGGTCTGTCGAGCGCCCAGTTGCAAGACGCAATGGTGTGCCGCGATGCACTGCTGCGCGCCATCCGCAGTGGCTTGTCGCTGTGCGCGGCTTTGCGGCAGGCGCGTACGCAGGAGCCTTCCCGATCCGCTTTCGATCGTTTGCAAGGCGCGAGGCTGGGCCGCGTGCCGGACAGCGCGGCAGGGAGGCAGGCATGAGCGACTACACCAATGCGGGCCAGCAGCGGCTGCTGCGGCTGATTGATTTGCTCTCGGGCCATGAGGTCAATGGGCTGGAGCTGATCGGCATTGCCAAGGCGCTGGGCCAAAGCCCCAGCGCGGTGACGCGCGATCTGGACAACTTGCGCACGGCGGGCTGGGCGGAGCGCCACCCCAATGGGCGCACCTGGCGGCTGACGCCGCATGTGATTCAGATCAGCCAGCGGTATTTGACGGCGCTGCAAGCTGGCGCGGCGCAATTGCAAGGGGTGTCGCAGCGCTACGGCGGGCCGGTGTCCCTGGGCGATTTTTCCATTCATTCATGACGGAGAACAGGTATGCAAACAGGCAACAAACGGGGACGGCCCAGCAGGCCGGCGGCGCAAATTGTGGAAGTGCCGGCGGATGGACAGTTGCAGCAGGCCCGGGCCTTGGTGGACATGTCCGATCAAATGGCCCAGCTACAGGCGGGCTATGCCGAAGGCCGCGATTTGCTGAACCAGTTGCTGGGGCAATCTGATATGGCCGAGGCGTTCGAAAAATTTTCCCGCACGGTGCGGATTTCAAGGCTCGCCTACATCAAAGAAAACAAGATTTATCAAAAGCTTAGAGGAATTCGCACTCCGCACGGTGCGGAGTTTTCTGGAACTTGGGAGGGGTTCTGCAAGTTAATCAGGAAGTCTGTCGATCAAGTGGATCGCGACATCGCCAACCTCAAAGCCTTCGGCGAAGAAGCCCTGGAATCCATGTCCCGCATGGGCATCGGCTACCGCGAGCTGCGCCAGTACCGCCGCCTGCCCGAAGACCAAAAGCAGGCGCTGATTGAAGTGGCCAAGGCGGGCGACAAGGAGGGGTTTGTCGATTTGGCCGAGGAGCTGATTGCCAAGCACGCCAAGGAAAAAGAGGCGCTGGCGGCGCAGGTGAAGTCGGCGCAGGCGCAGGTGGCGGATGCGCGCGCGACGCTGGAGGCCAAGGATCGGGTGATGAAGAGCAACAGCGCCCAGATCAATGAGTTGGCCGAGAAGCTGGAGAAGCTGGAGCGGGGGCAGTACACGCCGCCGCCGGGCAGCGCGGCGCGCAGTGCGGATGAGCAGGCGCTGGTCAATGCGCTGGACAAGGGCAGCGCGGGGGTGTTTTTGCGCCTGGCTGAGCTGGAGTTGGCGGCGCAGGCGGCGCTGGAGAGCGGCTCGGAGTATGTGCAGTTGCGCGGGCGGCAGGTGCTGGAGTTTTTGGCGCAGCAGTTGGCCGATGCGCTTGAGCGCTTGGGGGTGGAGGTGGATTTTGCCGAGCGGGTGATGCCCGATTGGCTGGACCCTGAGGCGCTGGCGGTGCTGGAGCGGCGCAATGCCGAGGCCGGGGCATGAGCGGGGCGTGGCGATGGAGACGATCCGCATGCAGACGGTGATTGAGGCGGCGCAGGCGCTGGCGCAGGCGCAGCACGGCGAGCGCGGGGCGATTGTGCAGCGGGCGGCGGCGGCGCTGAATTTGTCGGTGCAGCGCACGCATGCGCTGATTGGGCGCGCGGCGCGTGATTTGGGGCTGGCGGCGCCGCGCAAGCGGCGCGCGGATGCGGGGCGCACGGCGATGACGGATGAGGAGCTGGATTTGATTGCGGGGGTGCGGTTTCACGGCCGGCGCGCGACGGCGGCGGGTGGCAAGGACATGATTTCGCTGCAGGAGACGATTGATACGCTGCATGAGGCGGGCAAGTTGCCCAACCGCCTCTCGGCCTCGCGGGTGGCGCAGTTGCTGCGGCAGCGGGGGCTGGATGTGCGCAGCCTGGCCAGGCCGCGGGCGCATGTGCGCATGCGCACGGAGCATGTGAATGCGGTGTGGGAGATGGATGCCTCGGTGTGCGTGCTCTACAAGACGCCCAAGGGCGAGCTGCTGATGCTGGAGGTGGACGGGGTGCACTACAAGAACAAGCCGGCCAATCTGGTGCAGGTGGTGGATGACTTGCTGGTGCGGTTTGTGTGCACGGAGCATGCCAGCGGGGCGATTGCGGCGCGGTTTTACACGGGCGGGGAGACGGCGGAAAACGCGTTGGATTTTCTGATGTGGTGCATGACGCAGCGCACGGGGGCCAATGGTGAGGCGATGCCGTTTCATGGGGTGCCGTTCACGTTGTACACGGATCAGGGCAGCGCGTTTCGGGCGACGGTGTTTCGCAATTTTTGTTCTGCGATGGGGATTCATCAGCAGTGGCACGCGCCGCGCAATAGCCGGGCAACGGGCCAGGTGGAGAACGCGCAAAACTTGTTTGAGCGGGGCCTGGAGGCGCGGCTGCGTTTCATGGATGCGCAGGGCATGACGGTGCAGCGGCTGAATGCGGCGGCGGAGTTGTGGATGCATGCGTTCAATGGCGGGCGTAAGCACCGGCGGCATGGGACGACGCGCTATGCGGCCTGGGCGTCGATTGCATCGGAGCATTTGCGCCTGGCGCCGAGCATGGAGGTGATGCGGGCGTTGCCGGCGAGCGTGGCGCAGCCGCGCACGGTGACGGGCGATATGCGGGTGCGGTTTGCGCTCAAGGGCCAGGGTAGCCGGGAGTACGACGTGCGCTATGTGCCGGGGGTGAGCGCGGGTGAGAAGGTGTATGTGGCGCTGAACCCGTTTGATGTGCCTGCGGTGCGCGTGGGGGTGGTGGATCGCCAGACGGGCGAGATTGTGTGGCACCAGGTGCAGCCTGCCCAGGAGGGCTGGATGGGCTACGACGCGGCAGCGCCGGTGCTGGGCCGCGATGACTACCGGGCGTTGCCTGCCAGCGATGCGGATGAGCGGCGCGCGCGCATTGCGCAGCAGGCGTTTGGCGAGCAGGGCAAGGCGATTGCCAGGGATGCGGCCAAGGCGGCGAAGGCGACGCCGTATGCGGGGCAGTTTGATCCGCTGGGTGATTTGGCGGCCAAGGCGGCGAGTTTGCCGGTGTTTTTGCAGCGCCCTGGCGTGGAGCATCAGGCGAGCGCGCCGAGCGTGGAGGAGGAGCGCTTGTCGGTGGCGGCGGCGTGCCAGTTGATGCGGCGCAGTCTCGTCGAGCTGGGATTGGGCGATTTGTACGACAGCGGCAGCTATGCGTTTTTGAGCAAGCGCTATGGCGATGCCGGGGTGCCGCGCAGCGCGGTGCTGGGGCTGGTTGAGCAGCTCAGCCGGCCTGCCGGGGCGCAGGAGCAGCCGGGGCTGCGTGTGGTCAATGGAGGGGCCTGAGATGCTGCAAATCAAACAGGTGATGGCCCGGCTGGGCGTGCCGCAGTGTGCGCTGGCGCGGCAGGCGCAGGTCAGTAATGCGGCGGTGGCGCAGATCGTCAATCACGGCCATTGGCCGCGTAATGCAGAGATGGCGGCGCAGGTGCGCAGTAGTGCGCAGGCGTTGCTGAGCGGCAAGGGGGCGACAGAGCAGGAGTTGGCTGCGCTGTGGTTGCCCTTGCCGCCTGAAAAAGAGTCGGCCCCGGCGTGCTGCGAACACGCCGAGGCCATTTCCCCCAAAGAAGTGCGAACCCCAAAGGAGAAAAAACGCATGTTGATTTTGAAGCCGTTTTTAACAGAAAACGCGCAGCGCCAGTTTGGTCTGGGCTTGCGCAATCCGTTCGATGGTGAGGTGACGTGCGAGAGCGAGATGTTCCTCAATGGCGAGATCCGCTACATCCATCAGGCGGCGTGGCAGGCGGCCACGGGCGGGAGGATGGTGGCGATTGTGGGCGAATCGGGCGCGGGCAAGACGACGATGCTCGATCACTTGCGCGATCAGATTGCGCATGAGCGCCGCCCGGTGGTGTGCATTACGCCGAGCGTCTCCAGCATGGAGGAGACGGATACGCGGGGCAATCCGCTGCGCATTGCGGATTTGCATGCGGCGATTCTCTACAAGCTCGCTGCCGGCCAGCGCGCGGTCAAGGTGCCGCAAAACTCGCAAAAGCGCTTTGTGGCGGTACAGGCGGCGCTGGAGGAATCGACGGCGCAGGGGCGCGGGCATTTGCTGATCATTGAGGAGGCGCATGCGATGCCGGTGGCGACGCTCAATCAGCTCAAGCGGCTCAATGAGGAGATGAAGATGGGCCGCCGCTACATGCTGGGCATTTTGCTGGTGGGGCATCCGGAGCTGGAGAAGAAGCTCACGCGCCACGATGTGCGCGAGAGCATGCAGCGCACGTCGATTGTGCACTTGCAGCCGCTGGGGGCTGATTTGGCGGCGTATTTGCAGCACAGGGCCAAGGCGGCGGCGCGGCAGCTCGATGAGTTCATTACGGTCGATGGCATTGATGAGCTGAAAACCCGCCTGACGATTCAGCGCGGCCCGCGCAGTGCGCCGCTGTCGATGTTGTATCCGCTGAACGTGAACAACTGGATGACGCTTTGCATGAACACTGCGGCCGAGATCGGCGCGCCGCGCATCGACCGCGATGTGGTGCGCATTGCCAATCCGCAAGTGAGGGGGGACTGACGATGTACCACACATGGCAGATGCGGGTGTTTTTTGATTCCTGCGAGCGCACGTTTGAGGTGCGCGAACGTACCCAGGCGCGGGCTTTGTTCGGGCTGCTCGATTGGCTGGGCGCGGCGATGCCGTTGCGCATCAACACCTGCCGCATTGCAGAGGGCGCGCGCGTGGTGGAGGTGGCGGCATGAGGGAGCGTTTTCCGTATGAGCCGCAGCCGCTGCATGGGGTGATCGTGGGTTATGCGCGCAGGCGGCGCGATTGGCGGCGCCTGGTCCTGGCGGCGGTGTTGGCGGCGGTGCTGGTGGCTTTGCTGGCGGGGCTGCCTATGTTGTTGGCGCGGGTGGTTTTGTTGCTGCTGTGGGGGGCTGTATGAGCGTGGGGCTGGATTACGGGACCGCGCGGCTGTGGCTGCATTTGCGCGATGACGGGGCGTGGTGGACGGCGCAGGGTTTGTTCGATTACTGGCGGCCGGTGTTTGATTTGGAGCAGGTGCAGCAGATGCTGGATTACTTGTGCATGCACGGGTTTGCGGTGCAGCGCCTGAGTATTGATTGGGGGGCGCTGATGTATGCGGTGACGCCGCATTGCCGGGCTTTGCCGGGGTATGCGCTGGAGGGGGCGGCGGCATGTTGAGTTATGTGTGCCCGGTGTGCCGTAGCCAGGCGAGCCTGGAGCTGGTGATTTGCCAGGCGGTGGACGATGCCCAGGCGCGGCAGATGATCGAGTACCTGATCAAGACGTATCAGCCGTCGCTGGGCGCGGCAACGCTGCGCTATTTGCGGCTGCATACGCCGGCCAAGCAGCGCCTGAGCTGGGCGCGGGTGCGGCGGGTGTTGGGGGAGTTGGTGGAGGCGATGCGCAGCCGCAAGGTTAACCGGGCCGGGCGCGATTGGCCGGTGGGGGTGGAGGATTGGCAGGCGGCGTTCGAGGCGGTGTTTGAGGCGCAGGGCAAGGGGACGCTGGTGTTGCCGCTCAAGGATAACGCCTATCTGTACGCGATCCTGGTGCGGCGGGTGGACAAGAGCGAGGCGATTGCCGAGTCGAAGGCGGAGATGGAGCGGCGTGCGGGGCCGCGCGGCGCGCATGTGCCGGGGGCGGTGGTGGGGATTGGGCAGGCGGTGGAGCGGGTGATGGGGGCGGTGATGGATGGGGGGGCTGGTTCGACTGCTACTGCCGACTCCGCATCCCGGCCGCAGGCGCAGTCGCCCGCGCAGCCATCGGTGCCTGTGGGGCCTAGCCTGGCGGTGCGCCGGATGCAGGAGGAGCGGGAGCGCAATTTGGAGCGGCGGCAGCGGTTGTTGCAGCGTGCGGCCAAGGGGGCGGATGTGGCCGATGTGGCTGACGCAGCGGATCGGGCGGATGCGGCCGGGCCGGGTGCGCCTGGGGCGCAGGATGGTTTTTCAACGATGAAGCCCGATGCGGGCAGGAGGATGTGATGACGACGATGCAGGTGCAAGAGGTGCAGGTGCCCGAGGGGTATTTGCGCAATGCGAGCGGCCATTTGGTGCCGCGTGAGTTGGTACGTGAGCATGATTTGCTGCGCGATGAGGTGGCGCGGCGTTTGGCGCTGAGGGCGGTGCGGCTCAATGAGGAGTTGGCGGCGTTCAAGCGCGAGGCGCTGGCGGATATTGCGGATTTGGTGCGTATCAGCGCGGAGCGTTATCAGGCGGCGTTGGGCGGCGCGAAGGGGAATGTGCAGATTGCGACGTACGACGGGGAGTACAAGGTGGTGCGGGCGGTGGCCGAGCGCATTGCGTTTACGGAGGAGATCGAGGCGGCGAAGTCGATCATCAATGATTGCATCGTGCGCTGGAGCGAGGGGGCCAATGCGAATATCCGGGTGTTGGTGGATCGGGCGTTTCGCACGGATAGCAAGGGGCAGCTCAAGACGGCGGCGGTGCTGGAATTGTTGCGCCTGGATTTGGATGATGAGCAGTGGGCGCGGGGGATGCGGGCGCTGCGCGACAGCATCCAGAGCGTGGGCACGGCGACGTATGTGCGTGTGTATCGGCGCGAGGGGGCATCGGACAACTATGTGCCGGTGCCGCTGGATTTGGCCGCGGTGTGAGGGGGCGGCGATGTTCAAAAACCTGATGCTGTTTCGTATTGCGGACGATTGGCGGCCGGATTTTGGGACGGTGCAGTTGCCGGAGTTTGTGGCGTGCGGGCCGACGCAGGAGCGCAGCGAGGGCTGGGTGCCGCCGCGCGGCCATGCGCATGGCGCGTTGGCCGAGTGTGTGGGCGGGCAGTGGGTTTTGCGCTGGTGCGTGGAGACCAAGGTGCTGCCCGGGGATGCGGTGCAGCGCATGGTGGAGGCCAAGTGCGCGGCGATTGAGGAGCAGACGGGGCGCAAGCCGGGCCGCAAGGAGCGGCGAGGCATCAAGGATGAGGTGCGCCTGGAGCTGTTGCCCCGGGCGTTGAGCAGGCGGGTGGGGGTTTGGGTGTGGATTGATCCCAATGCACGCCTGCTGGTGGTGGATGCGGTATCGCTGGCTCAGGTGGATGGGTTGTTGACTTCGCTGGTGGAGTCGATGCCTGGCTTTGTGCCCTTGCATGTTCAGACGGCGCAGGCTCCGGCGGCGTGCATGGCGGCGTGGCTGGATGAGCAGAGCGCGCCTGGGGCGTTTCACCTGGGCGATGCGTGTGAACTCAAAGCTGGCGACGAGACCAAAGCCAGTGTGCGCTATGCCCGCCATGCGCTGGAGATTGATGAGATTCGCGGCCATTTGCAAGCAGGCAAGCGCCCTACGAAGCTGACACTGGGCTGGGAGGAGCGCTGCGAGTTTGTGCTGACCGATGCGTTGCATATCAAGCGCCTGGCGTTTACGGACATGGCGTATGAGGGGCGCGCCGATGCGGCGGATGCGTTTGATGCCGATGTGGCGCTGGCGACGGGTGAGTTGGCGCGCATGATTGCGCAGTTGCTCAATGCGTTGGGCGGGCAGACGTGACGGGGGGCGGGATGGCAGCGCAACGTCCGGCAAATACGCCACGCGCAGCGCAGTGGCGCAAGTTGATTCATGTGGCCAAGCGGCAGTTGGGCCTGGATGAGGAGACCTACCGCACGGTGCTGCGCACCGTGGGCGGGGCGGCATCGACCAAGGATATGGACATGGCGCATTTGATCCGGGTGCTCGATCACCTCAAACGGGCCGGGTTCCAGGTCAAGCCCAAGGGCCAGCCGGGTGCTCGCAATATCTATATCGACAGTGAGCAGGCGCGCAAGGTGCGTGCGCTGTGGCTGTTTTTGCAT